GCATGAGCCCACTTGGTCGCGACATTGCCGCAATGGTACGCGCGTATAAACGCGAGTTCTTCGGATGACGCCCACAGGAGTGCGCACCGCACTAGCGGCAGCAATCGACACAATCACTGGTCTGCGCTGCTTCGAATACGTACCAGACAGCGTCTCACCACCAGCAGCCGTCATCGAACCTTTAGAGATCACATACGGCATGGCAATGCAAGACGGGCTCGACTTCTACCAGGCATACATCCTCGTCATCGTAGGCAGAATGAGTGACCGCAGTGCACAAGATCGACTCGACGCCTACGTCACCAGTTCAGGCGCGTCAAGCATCAAAGCAAAGGTCGAAAACGATCCAACGCTCGGTGGAGCCTGCAGCACACTGCAAGTCACAGACGCCAACCCGCGAACTGTTACAGTTAGCGGTGTAGAAATGCTCGCATACAGGTTCGGAGTAGAGATTTATGGCTAGTTATAAAATCCTCATAGACAATTCAACGCTCGGTGCACAAGGCACAACAGTGACCGAGCAAGACGTCGAAGCAGCACCAGCAGATCTAGATCTACTTATTGCTTCCGGCATCATTGAACCAACCACAAAAACAACAAAAGAAAAGGACTGAAAATGGCTGTCTTCGTTTTCACAGACGCATCCCTCACAATTAATACCGTTGATCTTTCCTCATACGTAACCAGCATCACGCTCAATTATGAAAAAGACGCAATCGAAACAACCTCGATGGGGGCCACAGGCCACGTCAGCATTGGCGGCCTGCAAAACCTCTCGGTCGCTGTTGAATTCAACAACGATCAAGCAGCAGCAAAAACACTAGAAACATTGTGGAGCGCAACTGGATCAGGATCAAACACCCTCGTCATCAAGAACGCGACAACGGGGTCTCCACTGCCCATCTTCACGATTTCTAATGCGTATCTAGCAGCCTCAACACCTGTCGCAGGCGCGGTCGGAGAGCTCGCAAAACAATCCGTGACATTCACGGGTGGATCGATTGTGAAGTCCTAACATGGCGATCTTCGTATTCACCAACGCCTCAGTGACAATGGCCCCCACCACAGGTGGAACAGCCGTCAATCTTTCCTCGTACGTAACAAGCGTTACCTTGAATTATGAAAAGGACGCGATCGAGACAACATCGATGGGGGCCACAGGCCACACCTTCACAGGCGGCCTGCAGAACCTGTCATTGACAATCGAACTCAACAACGATCAAGCCGCAGGTTCAGTCCTTGAAACATTGTGGAGCAACGTGGGCACAGGCACCACCCAGGTGATCGTGTCAAACACCACCACCGCAGGAGAACAGAAGTTCACGTGCGTCAATATGTATCTAGCAGCCTCAACACCCGTCGCCGGCGCTGTAGGCGAACTAGCAAAACAATCCATCACGCTTACAGGTGGATCCGTAACAAAGGGCACTATCTAGAATCATGGCATTACACCTCACCGTCACGCACAAAGACGGCACAGAGACAAAGACACAAGTCTCTGCAGCCACTGAGGTCGCCTTCGAGGCCCACTTCAACAAAGCATGGTCGGAAGCATTCACAGAAGACCACCCGCGCAGCACGTACATCTACTACGCAGCGTGGCATTCAATAACTGAAGACAAGAAGACAGCGCTCCCGTTTGAGGAATGGATCAGAACACTTGAGTCGTTCGAGGTCGACACGATCCCCCCGCAAAATTCAGACCAGGTAGCACCACCTGGTTGATCGCAGCACTAGCAATCAAGACAAGCATCAGCCCGATTGATCTGCTAAAAACACCGCCAGAAATACTCGCCGCAATGGTCGAAGAAATATGGCCCACAGGGCACATCAAAAAAGGAGATGAAGCATGGCTGGCACTGGCGTCTATGGATACCGATTAGAGACAGGTGGACGACTTCAGATCGATGGCCTTCGCGAAGTGCAACGCGACCTCAAAAAACTAATTAGCGCATCGCGTGAAGATATGAAAGACACGCACTTCACCGCCGGCGCGATTATCGCAGCAGCAGCAAAACCACTCGCCCCAGTGCTCACCGGCAGACTTTCAGCCACGATCGTGTCGAGCCCCACTAAGTACCAAGGCCGCGTCCGTATCGGCAGAGGAGCACAAGTGCCCTACGCCGGCCCGATCCACTTCGGCTGGCCCGCAAGACGTATCGCACCGCAACCATTCGTCTATGAAGCACTCGACGCCAGACGCGACGAAGTAAAGCAAGCATATGAAAAGAAGATCAATCAACTAATCACGCGCTACGACTTCGCACCAGGACAACGCTCCACCATCAACCGCTGAAAGTAGAATGCGCCAATGGCTGCAAAATCAATCTCCATTCCCGTCACAGGAAACACCGCACCACTACGCAAGGCCCTCACAGCCGCATCAGTTCAACTGAACACCTTCGGCAGTCAAGCAACAGCAGCAGCCAAAAAAGCATCCGTCGCAATGTTGGCAGTTGGGGCCGCAGGAACAGCCGTCGCTATCCGCTGGACAAAGATGGCAGAACAAGCAGCGATAGCCGATCAACGTATTGAAGCCGTCGCTCAGACGATGGGATTATTTGGTGCGCAAACCAGCGTCACAACTAAACGAATCCAAGACTACGCAGATGCGCTCGAACGCGAAACAGGCGTCACCGCAGAAACAATCAAAGCAGCACAAGCAAAACTGCTCACCTTCAGACAACTAGCCCTCACAGCAGACGTCGCCGGCGGAGCATTCGACAGAGCCACCCAGGCAGCCGTCGACATGGCCGCCGCCGGCTTCGGTGAAGCGACACAGAACGCTGTGCAACTCGGCAAGGCCCTCGAAGACCCGATCAAAGGCGTCAACAGCCTGCGCCGATCAGGCATCACATTCACAGACTCGGAAAAAGCGAAATTGGCTGTCCTAGTTCAAACAAACAGGATCCACGATGCACAGCGAGTCATTCTGACCGCGATCGAGACACAGGTCAAAGGCACAGCCGCCGCCACAGCCGTGTCCACAATGAGAATGAAGAACGGCTTCGGAGAAGTAACAGATGCCATCGGCACAAAACTTCTACCGATCATGAACGGCATCGCAGACGCCCTGGTGGCCATAGGCGAAAAAGCAACGCTCGAAGGACTAAGCGCAGCATTCGCTGAACTAGGCAACCAGGCCAACGTTGCCCTCGGCAAAATGGACAAAGGCATGAACGACTTCTATCACACGACAGAAGGAGCAGTTAGCGGTTGGGGCCGTTTCAGAAACGCCGCCACACGCGCCACCAACGCCGGCATCGCTACCCTGAACGGCGCTGCACGTGTCATGAACGTATTCGTCGACAAAGACGTGCAACTCCTAGATCACATCGACACATTGAGCGCCTACACAGACGCCCAAAAAGCAACCATCGCCAACGACAAACAATCAATCATCAACGCTGAAGTGCTCAAAAAATACAACGAAGAACAATTCGCGATCCTAAAAAAGCAAGCAAAAGAAAAAGAAGCAGCAGAAGCCGCAGCCGCCAAAGCATCAGAAAAAGCAGCCGCAGCATCCAAAGACGCCGCAGCAAAAGAAAAAACCAGGTTCACCGCACTCAAAGACAGCCTCCAGGCAGCCAAAGACGCCATCCAAAACTACGTCGAGTCAATCAGTGTTGCGATCACCCGCGAGGTTTCACTAGGCAGCGCATTCAGTACAGCAGCCAATGAGCAAGCAGACGCTCAAAGCAAAGTGAATGACGCCCTCCAGGAACGCCGCCAGGCATACCAAGACCTCCAGCAAGCAAACGCGTCAGGCGACCAGAACGCCTACGCAGAAGCCCTAGACCGCGTAGCAACAGCAGAACAGAACGTCACAGACGCCCAAGCAATCAAGCCCAAAAACTACACCGCCATCTTCCAAGAACAGATCGCAGCAGCGAAAGCATTCGCTGGACACATGAAGACACTGATCGCCGGCGGCAACATGAGCAAGGCCGCGATCGCACAGCTCTTAGAACTAGGCCCCGTCGCAGGAGCACAAGTCGCAAAAGACCTAATAGCCGGCACTGGCGGCTTTACCGCATCATCGCTATCGGCAGATCTAGCATCCGTCGCTGAAGCAGGAACCGCAGCCGGCATGGCCACACCAGGCTTCACAGCAGCAATGGGTGCAACAGCCGTCAACGGCGCTGGCACCGGCAACTTCTACATCACCATTGAGGCAGGCATCGGTGACCCCACCACGATTGGCAAAGAAGTATCCGCAGTGCTTAACACGTACGGAGCGAAAACAGGTGGTGTGCCCATGGTCGTCAAGCAACCAAAAGCAGCGCCAAAGAAAAAGAAAAGCAAAGCCCGCTGATGGCCTATCCAGTAGCAAAGATTTACATCGCATTCAACGACGGCCCCTATGTCGCGTCGCCCACCTGGACAGACGTCACCTCGTACGTACGCGAGATCAACATTCAAAGAGGCCGCACAGACGAACTCTCAAACTTTGAATCAGGCAACGCCACCGTCGTCCTAGATAACCGCTCGCGCATCTTTGACCCGTTCTACACTGCCGGCACGTACTACGGCAAACTTCTACCGCGACGGCAAATCAAGATCGAAGCGTACAAACCAACCGATCCTTATCCCGTCTTTCGAGGCTTTATTGAAGGATGGCCAATTTCAATAACGGACGCT